TTTAATACTAGTCATTAATATTAAATGTGTTCATTTTTTTGAATTCATTATATAAATTAATATAAAAAATTATATATATTAATATAATGAATTCAAAAAAAAAATATATGATATGCAAAGATTTATCAAATAATTGTAAAGATCTTATTAAAAATGATATGTGTAAAAAAGATAATAAAATAGCTAATTCTTTATGCAGAAAATCTTGTAATACATGTAAACCAAATAATATTAAATACTTGATAAATAAAATAAGTACACAAGTAAATGAATATAAGAAACAAGAACTAGGTGAAACATATTTATTAATTAACGACGAGGCCATCGAAAGAGATACTAAATTTAACTCATTTTTAAATATAAATGATGGTAAAGAAAAATATAGTATTCAAGAGAGAATTAGAAGAGAATTAAAATATGCAGAAGATAAAAGATTAGATAAATTAAAAAATAATAATACTAAATATAATTATAATTTTAATTCTAGTTTAGATAATTATGAATATTCTGAAGAATCTATTGATGAAGAAATATTCGATGAATCTAACGATAAAACATATAAGATGGAACAGAAAAGAAAATGGGAACAATATTTAATTTCACAAACTCAAAATGATTTTAATACTAATGTAATAACTGATAAATATCATAAAAAATTTGATATACACCAACTTTTTAATAAAGAAAAGGATGGAAAAAAACAAATAATCGATAATAAAATATCAGATAATAAATCACCTAATTATGGTACAAGCTTACCATCTAATTCTAATTCTAATTCTAATCAATCATCAAAATATGAATGGAATTCAAAATTTAAAACATTTTTAAAAAATCAATCTAATAAAATATCTGATAAATTAATAAGTAAAGCTGATTGTAAAAATAATAATTATGTCAATACATATACACCTAGTATAAAATCAAAAAATGAAGTTAATGATAAATATAGAGTTGGTAAAGAAAATAAAATTGATGATGAAAATAGTATTGAGGAAGAAAATAGTATTGCTGGAGAAGATCTTATTAATGATGAAGAACTTAATAAAATTGATACAGAAGAATTGATAGATGAAACAGATGTTAATAATATTAAAACATATGATAATTATTTAAAAATTATTAGCAATATAAATAAGAAAGCAATGATGAGAAAGATAAGAATAGACTCAATTTCTGAAAATAAAACATGTCCTAAACGATTCAAAGAACCTAAAATATCAGATAAAATTGAATTAACAAAAGAAGAAGAAGAAGAAGAAGAAGAAGAAGAAGAAGAAGATGACATCGATATTTTATTATCATTAAAGGGTGCGTATAAAGATGAAATAGACGAAGAAGATATGATTAAACAAGTACCAATCATAGAGTATGAAGATGAAAATACTACAGTTTCATTGCTGAAAGATAATAATATATCTGATGTTCATGATACTACTTTTCTATTTTCAAGTAAAAATTTATCGCCTGTTTTTGATGATACAGGAAAAGATACTGAGGGTACATCATTTGTACAAATAATATTTATTATAATGGCTATTATCGTTGGTTTAATTATATATAGATTAACCTTTCCAACTTTTGTAAAAAAATAGAATTATTTTTATATATTCTAGTTTATTGCATACCTTTTATCAATTATTACCCAAAAGTATTAAATAACATTGTCGGTAAATTGTTACCAAATTTGTTGATGACTATTAGATTTACCAGGAATAACTGTTAATGTTTAATTTAAGGAACAGATAAATATAATTGTATTGTTTAAGTATTGCTGATTTTATATCAATAGGTGTCAAATATTTAAATACTATATTTTTAGGATAAACAAGAGTATGATAAATAATAAAACTGTTTTAAAGTTTATAAAATACGATAATAAGGTGATGTGCTTTCTAATTGAAAAATATTTTTTTTTATTTTTTTTATACCATTCAAATGGTAATATTTTTGTTCCATCTAAAAATTTATGAAAGTCTTTAAATCCAACTGATATATATTTTATATGAGAATTAGGTTCTAATTCGAATGGATGAAATGTTGAATACTTAATTAAAAATGGGTTTATAATAAGTTGTTTTCTAAGATTATCTTTAAAATATGGGGTGTTATTGCTAAAAAATCCATCTATATAATATTTATTTTTGTATTTATGGTAAAACTCACTATTAACAAAATAAGGAAAAGAAGAAGAACACAATATAGTTTCAATTAAGTCTTGTCTACTAGAAAATTTTGATATTATTTCATTTCTAAAAGGAAACCCTAATTTAGTAACAGAAATATATACTTTATTAGAACATATAATATGAGCATTTTTTGGTAATAACATTTCAAGTCCTTTTTTAATTAATTCCATATTATTTTTGTTAAGTTGTTTATATACATTTATTATTGATGAATTATCTATGTTACATGCCATTAAAGTTATTAACATGCTTCCAGAACTTGTTCCTGCGTATCTGTTAATCTTTAATATATTTTTTTTTGAATACATTTCTATCGCTTTTTTAATTCCAATCAAATAATAAAATTTTGTTCCACCTCCTGATACTATTAAATCTAATTCTTGAGTCATATATAAATAATAATATATTTTATATATTTAGGAACGTGGTTCAATCTCATATTTCCATTTCATTCACAATCCTGGTGATAAATATTATATAACTAAATCTAGTGGTATAAATACATAAATATTAACCAGATAAAAGAGGATGAAATGATTAGTTTTATATATTTTCTATTATCAACTTACTAACTATCAAACGAATAAATTATAAGAAAAATTGATAAAGAAATGTTTAAAAAAATATTATGTTATATAATTAAATGAGTAATAACTATAAACCATTCATATTTGAGTTGCCAACAGGAAGTATTTCATCACTAAAAAAAGATAACAGTAGTGATGATTTTGTACTTTCATCTATTATTTCATATCCTTTATTTAGTTTAGGATACCATTCTTTCTTACATAGAACAAAAAATGCTATGGAAATAACAAAAAATTTAGAAACTAAAAATAAATTTTATTACGTTGTAAATCCATTCGAACATAGAATAAATGATTACAAAGACGATTTAAACAGTTATACAAAAAAATTTTTTAATATGTCAAAGGAAGATCCTAACATTTTATCGAGAGCTTTTTACAAGATGTGGGAAATGATATATTATTTCGATTTAGCAAGCAAAGATAATTTAACTTATGCTGCTTTAGCAGAAGGTCCTGGTTCATTTTTACAAGCAGTTTTAAAATTTAGAGAAAAATATGGTTATGATTTAAAAAATGATAAATATTTTGGAGTTACTATTCATCCAGAGGATGGAAAAAACATTGAAATGGGAAAACAGTTTATGAATTATTATGATAAAAAATATCCTGATTTATTGAATATTCATAAGACCTATCCAAAAGTTAAAGCTAGTAAATTAAAATCAAGAAGTAATGGAGATATAACAGAAGTCAAAACAATTAGTCTTTTTAAGAAAGATGTAGCAAAAAGCAAAAATTATGCGGATCTAGTGACTGCTGATGGTGGATTTGATTGGGATGATGAAAATTATCAAGAACAAGAGGCCTATCAATTAGTTTTAGGAGAAATAATTGGAGCCTTGAGAGTTCAAAATAAAGATGGTCATTTTGTTCTTAAACTATTCGAAACTTTTACTATGACTAGTCTAAAAATGATATATATTCTTAGTTCTTTTTATAAAGAAATGTATATTTGTAAACCTCTATATTCAAGGGAAAGTAATTCAGAAAAATATTTAGTTTGTAAAGGATTTAAATATGACCAAAAGAATGACAAAGATAGTTTGGATAATACAATTTCAAAATTAGAGAATATATTAGAAAATATGTCAAGTACATCTTATTTACAAGATATTTTTCCAGATTTTGAACTTCCCGAAGATTTTATTAATAAGTTCAAATATATTAATATTGAGATAGTTGCTAAACAACAAATTATGATTAATGAAATTGTTACTTATATTAAGAATAATAATTATTTCGGTGATAAATATCATAAAAGTAGAGATGAACAAATAAAAGCTACCAAGTGGTGGGCAGATAAATTTTTTACGGAAAAGTATAATAAAAATAGTTTAAAAGAGTTAAAAGATATTGTTTCCTATAATTCACAAGAAGAATTACAATTTTTTAAATAATAAAAAATAGGTTAGAATAATTCACACCTAGTACATAATTATATTTTTCAAATAATAAAAATTAGTTTAAAAATTAAATAAATTTTTACCCTTAGTAAAAATTTATTTATAAAATATATTAAGTTAATAAATGTCGAACGTGAAATATCTAGTTTTCGAAAACTCAACAAATGTGTTGAATATGAACAAAATAAACGTATTTAAAAATGGTTCAGAAATGCCATGGACATACTATCAAGCAGATATACTAACTACTAGTAGTAATACAACTGAATCTGAAGGTAGAAATAGATTAATGTTTACTTCTGAATCCAAACCAGGACCTAACGGTGAAAAAGCTGGTAAATACGTATCTAAAATTAAGAAGTTCACTCAATTTGGTAATAGTCAGTCATTTCAAGAACAAACTATTAATAATCCAACCATTAATGATTATAAGTCTTGGGGATGGAAATTAACAAGTGACCCAATAACCGGTGAAGAAAAATTACCCGAGTATGGTGAATTTTCTTTTAAACCAGGTATGGAACCAAACTATGAAGATTTATCTTCTATGACTGTTAATTTCAAATTTGGGTTTGGTTTGAATAACACATGTTATAATTTTGCTACTGAAACAGTAACTATTCAAGTTTATAACTTATCTTGCCAACCTAAAGTTTTCTGTACTAATAATGCATTTTGTGAGATTAATTATGATGCTGTTACTGATAGTTTTGGTCCAGACATCACCGCACAAAATGATGATGGTACTATATCATGTACTGCATCGGAAGGTGTACCAAATGCTCAAACAGGTAAAGGTTACGCATATATAATGACAGCTATTGAATCTGGAGAACAATTAGATGTATCTTTTGTTAACTATGGTACTGAATCATCTAAAAACCAACTTCAACTTAGTGTTGAAAACGACGAAGCATCTGATACTATTTATACAGAAGAATCTTCTTCTGGTGGGTTTAGATTATCAAAAATATTCAGAAGCAATGTCGCAGGCGATGGAACATTAAATGCAACAGGTGGAATCAAATATGATTTTTTAAGAATTAAGGTATCTGCTTTACCAGGATATCAAAATCTTAAATACAACGATGGTAAATTATGTGTTAACTTAAAATTAACACCAGTAGCTTTCAATGAAAGATTAGAATCATTTTCTATATATGTTACTGTATATTTAGAATTAACCAAAGATATAGACGAAACTGCCAAACCTGGTATTAGATCAGCAACTGAAGATATTGAAGGTTTTAAAATGAATGACCCAACAAATAGTACTGCGTCATTAGTAGAAAATAGAAGAGCTAGATTAGTAGTAACTACTAAAGAAGCAATTAATTATGCCATTAAAAATAACGAAGGCCCCTCTTTTATCAGAGGTAAGACCATTGAAGAGGCTTTCAACTTTTATCATAGAAGTATGTTAACTGAAACAGAAAAGAACATTGACGACTACAAAAAATTTTTTAACAGCGATGAAATGATTAGAAAATTAGCTCACTTTATTGTTACTGATTTGTCAGGAACTAACGGGGTTGCCGCAAACCAATTCGCAATTAACGGTATTAACCAACATGCTGTTAATAATATACTTTCTAATCAACAAGTTAAAGATGTCTATAACCTATTAAAAACAGATTTAGGAGGTCTAGAACCTAGTATGGAAAATATGCCTTTGTCAAAAATTTATGAAGACGCAAATAGATCATATCGATTTCAAGTGTTAGTTGATTTAATCAAAAATACTTCAAAAACTATTAATCATAATGCAGAAGATACCAGGACCAATACTGAATATGATTTCCTTAGACCATGGGTCGATGCTTTTTATAATACTCAACGTAAATTTGGTGAGCTTGTGGATGCTAGTGCATCTACTGACACTGATAGACACCATGAGTTAATAAGTAACAATACTACTACATTAGCGTTGCTCTATGCTATTAATAATTACATAAAAACAGGAAGTGACTTTTTAATCACTAAATATATTAATAGAATTAATGATGACAGAAGTTCCCAAAATACTGGTCAAAATTATTTCATTTATGAATTACAATTGGCTATGAACAAAGAATACCATGGTCTTTATAAATTAATAACACCGATCAATAGTCCATCCTATAATAGACCGAAAGGATTATTTGAAGAACTTTATCAATATAGATATCAATTAAATCCTGTAGAGAGTATTGGTGCTCGTAAATACCTTAACGAAATGATTGAAATTAAGGATGTCGCAGGTACAGATACAGTTTATTATGGTACTGATGAAATATACATAAAAAATAATCTTTTACCTGTTAAGGCCAAACAAACTGAAATTGAACAATTATTATACTTTGGCGATGTGTCTACTAATATCGGTAGTGATGACTCTGCTCTTCTCGGAGATGCTATTTTTGGTGAAAGTTTAAGTCTCACTGGTATTCTTTTCCAAAATAATTTAAGAGATACTGTAGCAGGTTCCGTCTTCTATACAGACATAAATAATAGAAGTAATACCAACATGTTAGGTCAATTTAGAGGAAGTAATGCCAATCAATTTTCTAAAACTCTAAAAGCTAATACATCTGATATTAGTGATTCTTCATTAGAAGGTAAATGGGTACTTTCAACTGATGGTGATATGGCTAAAGCTTATAGTGAGGGTAATTGGCATCCAGAAAACTGCGATTTAAGTGGTGTTATTAAGGTTCCAGATGCATCGGCCGGTTGCTACTGGGATGTATTTATTAATGGACATGAAGTTAAAGAAACAATTATTGATTTAGAAGAAGTTTATAACGATTATGATACTAATGCACCTGGTGGTGGTAAAGTTGGAACCAACTATGACCTTTCTAATTTAAGAGATTACTGGTCTAATAAACCTACAGATAATCGTTATTATAAGAGTCAAACCTCTAGTACTAAAAATATTATGATGCCAGATACTCTAACTTCTGAATTTAAGAAACAATACAGATATACTAATGTTGGTATTTATTCATTCTTTAGAATTGGAGAGACTATTAAATTCGTTGCTAATCTTGAAGATTTAGATGCGGATACT